CAGGAGCTTTTAAAGGTTTCACGCTTGGGATGTTTGAAAATGGTAAATATACTATGAGTAATGGTGCAGATGCTTCAGCTCAATCTGTAACGTTCCAAATGGTTAACCGTTTAGAATTTGACGAAAGAGTAAGCTGGGTAATTTCTGAAAACTTAGATTATAACGCTCAGGAAGATTTAGACGGTATTAATGATGTTGCTTTAACGTTTAAAACATTCGCTGCAGGTACTTCATTAACTTTCAAAGTGGTATCTATTGCAGATAATAAGCAGATTTCTTTAAGTGGATTGTTAAAAACGGACTTACTTTATACAGTTGATGGAGTTGTAACAACTATTACAACTATGACCGAAAGCACAACTGAAGCAGGTCTTTATACTTTAACAGTACCAGCATTTATAGCAGGTAAAGTATTGAAGTTAAAAACTTGGAATACTACTCTAGCAAGTAACGCTATTAAATTATCAGGAGTGTTATACGAAAGTAATACTGCAACTGTAACTGTGGTTTAATTTCATATTGTTTTTGTTTTAAAAGCGCATCATATAGGTGCGCTTTTTTTTTGTACTTTTGTATTATGAGGACTATAAAGGATTATATGGATTTCGTTAAGAATGTTAGGGATAATATACCTCAACAAACTGAGGGTATCATTAACAGAAATAAGTCCGAAATAATAGAACTCAATACAAAAGACCAGCTTTATATCAAAGGAGAAGACAGTTTAGGACTTACTTTAAAGCCTTATTCCGTTTTTACTATTGAAATAAAGCAACTACTAGGACAACCATACGATAGAACTACGCTTAACTACTCAGGAGCTTTTTATAATGGCTTTTATTTAAAAGTAGATAAAGATAATTTAGTTTTAAACTTTAACTCTACAGATAACAAAACACCCGACTTAATAGGTAAATATGGTCGTAATATATTTGGTCTTAACTACAATAACCAACAAAAACTAAATTATGAAATTATCTTTCCCGAATTGGAAAACTACATCCGTCAATATTTATAAAAAATGTAATGAGATGCCACTTTGGAACTTTCAAAAGTATCTTGAAACAAATGACTTAAAATATTTTACAAAGGAATTAAAAGCCGTTAAAGGCTTAGATATTGTAATGAATGAGTTCTTTATCGAGTATTTAGAATTAACTCAAAATAACACGGTTTATTTGCGTTTTAGTAAGATGCATAAGGTATTAAAGTTACAAGGTAAGTATAATTGTGTTTCATTAATCCTTAAATCACTTTACCATTACGATAAAGGTTTAAGTATGGATATGTTTCACGCTTTAGTGTGGGAACTTGAAAAATGGCAATGTAAAATAGACAAATCAAAAGATATATTTGAACAAATCGAAAACATTAACCAACGACTTCAAAACCTTAAAACACAAATCGAAACTATAGAAGTCGAACTAAAAAAAGACGATAATAACGAAAGTCAAAGTATAGAATCGCAATTAATATCAGTAAGCAGGATATTGGAGTTAAAATACAAATTAGATGCAAAGGATATAACAGTTGCGGAATGGGTAGAGTACCAAAAACAAGCTGAAAAAACAATAAAACAACAAAAAGCAAATGGCAAATAGTATTGATTTAATAGTAAGTAAAGAAGCTCAAGCTGGTCTTGATGCTTTATACAAATCTTTAACCAAAACACACGAAGAGGTAGTAGCTATTTCAAAGTTGCAACTTTCTTTTAATGGTGGTTCTAGCCCTAAATCTGTAACGGAATTAAACGAAAAGATAAAAGAAAATATACGTTTAACTGGAGAACTATCAGAAGCGGAAAGAAAGTTAATAAACGACACTAATAAACTTGAAACGCAAAAGCAAAAGATTATTGCTACTCAAATTAAAGAAAATAATCTTAAAAAGTCAAATATTGATTTATCTAACAAAGAAGCAAAAGAAGCTGATAGGGTTAGAATAGCAAATGAAAAGCTAGCTAGTGCTTATTTACAACTAAGCAAACAACAAGCTGAAAGTGCTAGAAAGGTTCAGGATATTATAGCTAGAGGTAAATTAGCTACTCAAACACAAAAAGAATACAATAGGGAACTAGACAAGGCGCAAATAGAGTTTGCAGGATTAAATAAAAAAGTACTTCAAGCAGATGCCGCAGTAGGTAAATTCAATAGAAACGTTGGTAACTATCCAGCGCAAGCAATAAGTGGATTAACTAGCTTAATGGGAGCTTTTGGAATAGCTGGAGGTTTGTCCTTGTTTGCTGATATTACAAAAGATATTTACAATACTACAAAAGAACTTCAATCGCTTGATTTAGCTTTAAAACAAGTAGTTGAAACAGATAGTAAATTTGCAGAAAGTCAAGCGTTTTTAAGTGATATTTCTGAAAAATATGGTATTGAATTAAAAGGACTTACTAAACAATTTACTCAATTCTATGTAAGTGCAAAAGATAAAATAAGTGGTAAAGAAATACAACAAATATTTGAAAGTGTAGCTAAATCTGCTGGGTTTATGGGTTTAAGTGTTGATGCTCAAAATAGAGCATTTGTGGCACTTAATCAAATGATGTCTAAAGGTACGGTAAGTGCTGAGGAGCTAAAAGGACAATTAGGCGAAGCTTTACCTGGTGCATTTGGTATTATGGCTAAAGCTATGGGAGTTACCGAAAGACAATTAGGTAAAATGATGCAAGATGGTAAGGTTTTAGCTTCTGAAGTATTACCGAAATTTGCTAAACAATTAGAAATTACATACGGAATTGAAAACAAAAATAGAGTAGATAGTTTAGCTGCTTCGCAAACTAGACTTACTAATGCTTGGACTGACTTTATTAAACAGTTAAATTATGGAGAAAGTGTTATATCTAATATAGGTTCTAAAGTTTTAGGTAAATTTCAAAAAGATTTATCAAAATTTACTGAATTTCTTAAGTCTGATGCGCAAAAAAGAAGCGAACAATTAGTCAAACTTAAACAAATAGGTAAAGACGATGCTTCTATTCTTTTAGATAGATATAAAGGAACACCTGAACAAGAAGCTAAATTAAGGGATATTGTTTTAAAATTAGAAACTAAAATACAAGAAGATAGAAAAAAGTTTGACGAATTAAATGCTAAAAATGCAAGCATACAAAAAAACGCTAAACGTTCGCCTTTTGGTCAATTAATGAAAGAAGATGCTAAAGCTATTTCTGATAATTTAATTAAAATTAAAGAGTTAAATAATAGTATGTCTAGCAGAACTGGAAAACTAGAAGCATACAAAGAAGCTTTAAAAGGTAATATTAAAGTTCAGGAAGAAGATACAGAAACTAAAAAAGAAAAAATTAAAGTAGATAAAATAATCAAAAAGAATACAGAAGATTATTTTAATTCTGAAATATCAAGACTTGAAAAATTAAGGTCATCAGTAGCAACCACTACAAAAGAATACGAATCTTATAATGCTCAAATTGAATTCTTAACTGCTAGTTTGATGTATTTAAGAAATGAAGAAAGAATGTCATCTGCTGGAGCAGTTAAACCTAAAGATGGAGGTATAGTTACTTCGCCACTTTTACACGAAATGCCAAAAGCAGCAGAAGTTACTAAAAAAGCTACTGAAGAAATGACAGGGTATTTAAAAGGCTTCTATGACCAATTTGGTAGTGAATCAGGTATGCCTACACTATTTAAAGCCTTGAATAATGAAATTGAGGGGTTTGGCGATAATTGGAAAACAACTGCAGTTGCTATGATGGAAATAGGGCAGGAATTAACCAATACATTAATGAAACAAAGTGAATCTCGATTTAATGCTGAGTATTCAAGGTTAGAACAACAAAAAGATATAGCTATTGCGTTCGCTGGCGATAGTACAACTGCAAAGGCTGAAATAGAAAGGCAATACGAAGAGAAACGTAAAGCAATTCAAAGACGTCAAGCAGAAGCAGAAAAAAGACAAGCGATGTTTAATATTGTGATTAATACGGCTCAGGCTGTTATTGCTACACTAGGTCAGGCTGGGTTTGCTGGAATACCTTTATCTTTGATAGTTGGTGCAATAGGTGCGGCTCAATTAGCTATGGTAGCATCACAAGAGATACCTGCTTTTGCTGAGGGTGGTATCCATGAGGGCGGTAAAATGCTTATTAACGATGCTAAAGGCTCAAAATATCAGGAAACAGTGGTAACTCCAGACGGTAAAGTAATGCAGTTTAAAGGGCGTAATAAGGTAGTCGATGCACCAAAAGGTACGCAAATTTTTACACCTGACCAATGGAGTAAACAAATTAATAACTTACTTTTGAAAAACAATATTTCGCCTTTGCAAACTAACCAAACTAATGGAATAAACAAAGAGGATTTAGAAAGTGTATTTAGAAAGTATAGCGGAACTAATGAGGTGGCGATTGATATAAATGAAAACGGTTTTAAGAAAATGATTAACTCAAACGGACGTACTAGAGAAGTTTTAAATAGTCGATTAACCACTAAAGGCAGAATAGTATAATATGGAAAATTTCACGTTTTATTTAAACTTTAAAAATGATGCAACAGGCTTAGTAGAGATTACCGAGCCTGTTAAATTCGATGGTGCTAGCTTTACAGTTGAGCAGGATAAAGGGCGTTATGGTAGGGATATAAGTTACGGCAATGAAGAAGTATCTTTAGAATTTTATGAGGGTACTTTTGACAATGGTTTAACGATGGGATTAACTCAATTATTAGACTGTTATAAAAATTATGGATTTGAAAGCGAAGTAGAATTTATATTAAAACAAAACGGAACTACTTTTACAGTTGGTATTTTAGATTTTCAAATGGCAAAGACTGATTTAATCACTTTCTTTGAATGTAAAGTAATTCAAGAGAATAACCGAGCGATTATAAAAAGGCGTAATGATATTAATGTAGATGTATTTAGTGATAAAGATTTAGATTTAAACCCTATTACACCTTTAGCTACTGAAAATATATTGTTAAAATCTAAGCCTGTATCTCAATCTAGTAATTGGGTAAGTGGAGTACTAGAAGCAGGTCAAGGTTTAATAGTTGATGATGGTTTTTTTGTTAATATACCTAGTGAGTACTTGTATTTTAATAATTTACAACAAATTAAAAGCTCAGGAATAGACAATACTTTAGGTTATTTAGATAATCAAATAAGATGGGCTTCTGTTACTGAAAGTCCAAGTACTAGGGAGAATTTCGGTTTTATTTTAGCACAAAACGAGATTACAAATATTAATATTAAAATGAATAATATTGATGTTGAAAGTTATCTTTATACAGTTAAAGCGGATTTACCTTATATTATTACAGGTTTTTATCGTGTTAAAATGGAGATTGTTTGGGGTTTTGATACAGTTAGTTTTTTAGGTAAACATACTATTTTTGATAATCAAATTGATACCGATGGATTAACTACTGGATTTCAATATTATAATTATTCAGGAGATGTTTCGATAGATATTCCGTACTTACCAAGAGGTGCAAAAGTTTGGATTTACTGCACAGGACATAATAGAAGAACATCAGAAAGTTCTACTTACAATTCATTTGGCTCATTACAAAGTCAGTCAATAATAAAAGCATTTGACTTAACAATAACAGGAACTTCAACAGGTATAGATTCAGTTATAAAAGGAGTACGTTATATTGACCTATTTAAGCAAAATATAAAATCAATCTCAGGATTAACAGTCGATGCACCTAGATTTGATATTGATGGCGAATTTTACGAACAATTTGCATTTAATGGTAAATTGATACGACAATATAATAATAAGCCTTTTTACGTTAATTTTAAGGACTTAACAGAGGGATTACAAGAAGTTAATGCAGACTTTCAAATTAATGATAACAATGTATTTTTAGGTAAGTACGATGACTTTTATACTAATAATGATTTAGGTGGTTATTTGCAAGCTCCAGACAATGAATTTATAAGTAACTTTAATGAAAGATACGCTATTAACTCGTTTGATTATGCTTATAAAACATTTGAGGAGAACAAAGACGAAGCTAATACAGTAGATGGGATTCACACTAAAGCTAATTTTTTACTACCTAATAAATTAGTGGAAAACACTAAGAAAATAGAAGTTAATCATATCCGTGACCCTTTCGCAATAGAAAGCGCAAGACGTCAAGGGATTAACACAAAAGAAAGTACCTCACTTGATAATGATGATAAATTATTTTTAATTGATGTTTTTGAGTTAGAAGAGGGTGCTATGGGTGGATTTGGTGCTAAATTATTAATTCGTTTAAACGATGGAAAGTTAGAAATACTTAACAATACTTTAAATGGAGAGGGTACGCCTTTTAATTGGACGTTACTTGGTTTTAATTTAGGTTCTAACTTTGAAATTCTATCAGGTGTAAATGTTGGGGATTATACTGTTTTTGAAATG